TGCTTTTGTTAGCGTAGGACATGGGTCGTTTGGATTACCTATGCCAATACCCATTCTTGGATTTAATTCATCCGATGGCCTTCCCATTACAGTCATTGTGTTTATTGGTATGGGTTGAGCGACTTGCTCAATAACCGTGTTAAACCCATCGGCTCTGCTATAGTCATCGCAAGTTGTTTGCAAACAAGCCGCCACCTGGCTCTCTACATTTCCTGCGAAGCCTGTCGCTCTAACGCTTCCTTCAGCATCAGAGGGAGTTTCTTTCCTCTTCGCTCTGCTCGGCTTAGAATCCCTTTGCAGGCTTTCGGACTCAAATAAAACCGCTGCGGCAGGTCGCCAATCTCCAAGGTATCCGACAACAAACACTCTTCTGCGTCTTTGTGCGACTCCGAAGAATTGAGCGTCAAGAACCCTGTAGGCGAACCCATACCCGAGTTCGCCCAACGCCCCGAGGAAGGTTCCAAAATCCCTTCCTCCGTTGGACGACAAAACGCCTGGGACATTTTCCCACACAATCCACTTGGGACGGCGTTTATCAGCGATTGAAAGAAAGGTAAGCATGAGGTTTCCTCTTGGGTCAGCAAGACCTTTGCGAAGTCCTGCAACGGAGAATGATTGACATGGGGTTCCTCCCACGAGAAGGTCAATTGGTTGTTCATTGAAAACTGGGTTTTGATTTAGTTGGGTCATATCCCCAAGGTTGGGGACATCGGGAAAACGATGCTTTAGAACTGCGCTTGGGAAATGTTCAATCTCGGAGAACCATTGTGGTTTCCATCCGAGCGAATGCCATGCAACGGATGCGGCCTCAATTCCCGAACAAACGGAACCGTACCTCATGCGTTTTTGGCTTGAAGGATGCGACCGAGCAGGGTCCAGTTGACGGACCACGCCTTGATGGTTTCGGAGCGGTCGGGCTTGCTGCAAGACACGCACTCCTTGCGGATGTGGATTTGCCAGCGGCGGAAATCGGTGGGGGTTGGTTTCATTGAGTTTGGTTTAGGTTCAGCAAACATATACACAACCTACCCACATTCAGCCAACACCTGCTGAAATTCCTCCACCGAGCGGATGACTACATATTTGTAGCCAACTGCCTCCACGACCCCCTGCCACCATTTTTGGGAGAGGGACTGCTTGCCCTTGGGTGTTTTAAATTCAAGGAACACCGCACCGTTGGGCGATAGGTAGGTCATGTCTGCAACCCCAGCGGTCAGCCCGATACCCTTTAGGAAAAAGCCATTGGAGCGGGAACGGGGGTTGTTCAGGTTCAAGAATAGCAAACCCTGCTCGTTGGGTCGCATTAAAGCGAACAACTTGACGCAAGCGGCTTGGAGGTTGTATTCTTCCATCATAGCGAATTAGGTGGGTATTCGTTGGCTTTGGTGTAGGGAAGGTGGCATTGGATGTTTGCGATGCCGAGGGAACCGTTGCGGTTCTTGCGGACGATGACCTCCATGAGATCCGATGGCTGGTTCCTGTCGTGTTCGTAGGGACGATACACAAAGCCAATCTTGTCCGCATCAAACTCCAACTGCCCCGTTTCCCGAAGGTCGGACATGATGGGCCGATGGTCGCTCCTTCCCTCGGTTGCACGGGATAGGGATGACACCACGACCCCGAACACCTTCTGCCGTTTGCAAATTGCTTTGAGGGTCTTGGATATGTTGGTCATCTGCTCAATTTTCGGCTTGGCTTTGTCAATCTTGGTTGGCTCAACGAGTTGGAGGTAGTCCAAATAGAACCCGCAAATCCCGTACTTGGTTTTGAGTTTTGCAATTTCGCCTTCAATGCGGTCAAGGTTGGCTTGGTGCAGGTCCACGATATACAGCGGTTTGGATTTTAGGAGGTCCGCTTTTTGGCCAAGGTCCATGAAGTCCTTGGTGCTGATTCGCTCGGTCGGGTTTAAAAAGTGCGCCCCGTCCATGGTGGCGAGGTTGGAAAGCATCCGCTGGGTAAGTTGCTCCGCTGACATTTCAAGCGTGAAGAAGACCACGGGAATATCGGCCATGGCTTGATTCATTGCGATTTGCAGGGCCAAGAGCGTCTTGCCCATTGCGGGCCGTCCGCCAAGGAGGATGAACTCGGTGGGCTTGAACCCCGTCATCATTCGGTCCATTGGGCTGATGTAGGTGGGGAAGATTGAATCCTTGCGTCTGCCTTCCCTTACCTCATTCATGTTCATGAGGTAGGTCTTGGCCAGTTCGTGGGCCGTGGTTTCGGTGGCGTTGGTTTCAATCGCTTGCATGAATTGGTAACGGGCGAAGGCTTTGGGTATGTCCCTATCATGGGCCAACTCGTCCATGATGCGTTGTTCTTCCCTTTGCTTCCACGCTTCGTTAAGGTCGGAGGCATAGACCTTCCAATCGGATGTCAGCGTGTTGCCATCCAAGATGTCCACAAATTCGGCGATGACATGGGCTTGACCGTTGTCGATTAGGTGCTTGTGAACGGCTACCAGGTCAACAGGTCGCTCGGCTCGGTGGAGTGCTTCAATCGCCCGATATACGAGGACATGGTTCCCCGTGAATAGGCGTTCAGGGATTTGCAGAAGGAGGACCGCTCGGTTGGTAAATTGGTCCATGAGGCAGGACAGGAGCCTGCGTTCAGCGGTAAGATGGTAGGGGTTCATCGTCGGTTTGGTTTAGTGGGTTGAAGGTAGCGTTCCTTGGGATTACTTGGTCCTCCCATCGGCCTTGGTTTAAGTAGGTGGCCGCATGGGGTACGAACTGGACGGGGGTTTCTGCGTATAGGCGGGAGATATTGTTGATAGCGGCCTGCTGGTCTTCGTCCTTCAACTTGGCGAAGGCTTTGGATGCGGACTGCTTGGAGGTCTTGCGGGGGTAGAGGTTCCAAAATTGGTCAAACAAAATACTGCTATCCCTCTTGGGCTTTACCATTACCCCTTCCTCCTTTGCATTATTATTCTCCTTTTCATTATCATTCCCATTATCATTACTCATTAGGTTATGGGGTGGTTCGGGGGTGGTTAGGTCTTGGTTAGCCTTTGGTTTCCCGCCCTTGCAACCGTTCTCGTATTTACGCTGATTAGCATCCAGTTGCGGCTTTATGGATTCCCACACCGCCCGAACATACCTGCTCATTTCGGGTTCGTGTTGGTCAAGCCCGTACTGCACGATGGCTTGGAATAGTTCCAACTGCTCAACTGGGTCAAGGTGTTGGATGCTCTTGAGGAATGAGCGGTAGAAGATGAATGAATCTCTCATAGGAGGTAAAAAAAAAGCCCCAACTGATTCCAGCAGTCGGGGCAGGGGTTAGAGAAGGAACCCTTTATTGGACGCATCGTGTGGCTGGAATCACACACGGGCGTTATTAGTAAATGTAAATCGGGTACAAATTTACACTAAAACGGCATATCGTCAGCCTGTGGTTCAAATGCGTTGGCGGGACGGGATTCGTTCATCGGCTCCACTTTGCCTGATAAGAACTTCTTGCCGCTCTGCCCTTCCTTGACCCATGCGGATAACCGCATTTTGGTTCCGTCGGGGAGGATGATATCCCCACGATAGTCGGGGCGTTTTGGGTTGTCGCCCTTGTCGTTGGCGAACAGGGAGAAGGTGTTGGGTTGGGGGGTGTAGTTGCTCATGGGTTTTGGGTTGGGGTTTGGTTGGGTTTAATTGTGTAAGTACAGTTTTCTTGTACGAGCCAATTTGAGGCCCGTAAATCGCTTAGAATTCGGTAGGTGGTACGAAGGTTCACCCCAAGCACTTCGGCGAGTTCTGATGCCCTGTATGGCCGTGAGGCAAGGTACGACACGGCGTAGATGGTGGCGACCCTTCGTTGGATTTCTTTTCCTTTGGGTTTGGGCATGGTTAAGTGGTTTTAAAAGTCACAGCGATGCTTGGTTTTGTACCCTTGGCGGGACATACGGGGACCGCCTCGCCCGTGGATTCGTCGTAAACCGTTGCCTTGCCAGCGTTGCGGAAGGCCATCTTCAGCAGTTCCTCACGGGCTTTCATGCTTGCCTGCAAGTCGCTCCACACTTGGTCGTGCGAGTAGTCGGGTGTCAACGCCCCCTCCTTGACTTGGATTTCAGCACCGAAGGCGGAGAAGGTCTTGCCGTGCTTTTCGGCCTCGTCCCGAACGATGTCCTCGGTTGCCTTCAGGACTTGCTCCAAGGCTTTGACGACCGCCTTCAAGCGTACATGGGCGGCGATGGGGTTGACCTCGCCTTCCTCAATTCGGAGGATAAGGCCAGCGGCGATGTCGGCGATGTCCTGCTTGGAGATGTCCGACTTGGGGATTGTAACTAAGTGGTTCATGGGTTAGTGATTGGGCGGGTTTGGAATAGTGGATTAGTGATTGGGCGGGTTTGGAACAGGTTAACAAGCGTGCGGATATTCCCATCCCAAATATCTTTGGGAAGGTGCATGGACAAGTTCCACAACTCTTTTTGGGTGAGGTCTTGGAACCAATCCTTTTGTTGCATCGTTTGAAGCAACTCGTTGATGGTGTTGGAATACTGCTCACGCTCGTTCATTAGGGCAACGAATGCGTCGGCGTTGAGGCGGGATAGTAGGTTGGTCATGGCTTATTTTTTAGAGAGTTGATTTTGGATGAATTGGATGCCTTTCTCAAAGCGGGCGGGGGTCATTTGGTCCAGGTCCTTGAGGAACCGTTCTTGTTGCTCGGCGGGGAGTTTCTTCACCAGTTTGAGGAAGTCGGCTTTGAGCGTTGCGGTGGTCAGTTCGTCGACGGCTACCCAATAGGAAGGGGATAGTCCGAGTTTGTCGTTGAGGTCCCCAAGGTTCTGCTGGGCGATAGCCATCTGCACCTCGTTGGACGATGCGATGCTCGTTTCAATCCCGATTCCCAAGGCGGCCAAGGCACGACCAAAGGCAGAGGTTTCGCAGTTTTCTACA